GGCGTGCCCGTGTCGCGCGCGATCGAGCGGATCGAATCACCGATCGCGTTGAGGCCCTCGGGCGTCTCCCGGGCGATCGTGTTGATCGTGTTGAGCTGGGCCTCGAAGTCGCCGGCGACGTTGACCGCATAGCCGATTGCCCCGGCGGCCGCGGTCGCGCCGAGGATCACGCCGCGCTCGATGTTTCGGCCGAGGTTCCGGCCGGCCTTGCCGGCGATCGCCGCGGTCCTGTTGAGCTCGCGGTTCACGCCGCGCAGGGTCCGCGTCGCTGAGACGTCCTTCCCGGTGACGAGGATCGCGAGCTCTTCCTTCGTCAGGCCCATCAGGCGGGCTCCTCGTCGACGTCGTCGAGCTCGAGGACCGCGCGCAGCTCCGTCTGGGCCTGCTTCGCCTGGCGCAGTGCCCGCAGGTCGCTGTCGCGCTCGCGCCCGATGGCGACCCGGGCGGCCGCCGGGCTCATCGCCGAGAGCTCCAGCTGCCGGATCTGGCTCGCGAGGTCACGGCGGATCTCGGGCGCCCGCGCTCGGGCGTACACGAGGAGCCGGGCCGCGACGACGTCACGCTCGTCGGCCGTGGCCAGGCGGTCGCGGTCCCAGCCGGGCAGCTCGGCCATGATCAGGTGCTCGTAGAGCTCGGCGGCGTCTCGGTCATCTGGGTGGGGGAAGCGCTCTCCGACCGCCCATCGGGCGAGGGAGCGCCTGGTGCGTTTGGGAGTGGGTCGTCCGGGTCGAGCGCGGGCGCGAGGGCCTGCATGAGCCCGTCCTGGACGAGGACCCCGAGCTTGTCCTCGACGCCGGCGACCGTCGCCTCGTCGAGGAGCGCGACCTGCGCGCTGGTGATCGGGCGAACCGAGCCGTCCGGGAGCACGAGTGTCCAGCTCTTGACGCCGAGCAGGATCGCGACCTGGTAGCCTGCCTCGACGCCGGCGGTGCGGGCGGTCTGCCGGATCCGGCCGCGCTCGCCGTAGCCGAAGCGCACCACCACTTCGGCGCTGTCGCGCACGTGCGGCGAGGGTGTGACCGGGCAGCGACACGGGCCGAGGTCGGCCGTGCGCGTCGCCGCCTGATCGACGTAGTTCGTGGCCACCGCGGCTAGGTCAGCGGCCCGTTGACCGCGTTGATGACGACGGCCTGGAGGTACGAGGCGAGCGTGCTGTCGTAGACGGGATGCCCGGCGACCGCGTACACGGCCTCGCCGTCGCGCTCGGTCCGCTTGACGCTGTCGAAGCGGACACGATGGTCGAGCCGGAAGGCCTTCGTGCCCGAGCCCGTGGCTCCCACCCGCCAGCGCTGTTCGCCGGCGACCGCGCCCGAGCCGTTGTAGACGTCGAGGATCGCGGCCTTCGATGCGGCGTTGATCTTGACCTGCGCCTCGATCGTCGCCTCGGGCTTCTTGATGCCGTAGCCGACCGAGAGGTCGGACGAGCCCCCGTACGCGCGGTACGGTCGCTCGCCGGCGATCTTGAGCTTGTACATGACCAGGCTGTTGGTGAGGGCCGCGAGCGACGCGAACGCCGTCGAGGTCGATCCGGTCAGCAGCGTCGTCAGGTGACCCTCGATGGTCTCCATGCCCGACGTCGCCGCCAGGGCGGCCGTGAGGGTCGCCACGGAGCGATCGAGCGCCTGCAGCGTGGCCGTGACCTTCCACGGCGAATCGCCCGGGGCGGTCAGGGCGTCGAAGCCGATCTCGAGGTCGGTGACGATGCACGTCGAGAGCTGGTACTCGTCGGTCGTCGATTCCGAGCCGACCTCGGCCGTGTAGAGCTTGGTCGTGTCGCTCGTGTTGTCCGCGGTGTAGGTCCACGTATGGGTGGGCCCCACCGAGACCGTGCCCGCGGTGATGTCGGTTGTGAAGTTGACCGCTGCGCCGCCCGCCGTCGCGCTGACCTGGAACGTCTGGGCCGCGAGGTTCGCGGCGATGACGAAGTAGGGAGTGTTGATCGACAAGCCGGCCCCGCCAGTCAGGGCGGTGAAGACGACCTGGTCGCCGGCGGACAGCCCGTGCGGCGCCGCCGTGTCGATGATGTCGTCGGCCGCGGCGGAGGGGTTCGCGAGCGTGACCGCCGTGCCGCTCGGCACGACGCCGCCGGCGAGGCGCATCTCGAGGAACCGCATGATGTCCTCGAAGCGCGCCACGAAGGTGACCGGCACGCCCGACGCACGAAGACCGTACGAGCCTCGCCCCGGCTGGTGCCGGGCGAGCATGCCGAAGTCCTCGTCCGGGCTCTCGTAGCCGCGGTCAAGATCGGGATCGATGATCCCGGCTTCGATGGGGTAGACGATGGTCGCCGCCACCGCGGCGCCGGGCGCCGCCGGCGTGCCGGTCTGGAGGCCCAGCTGGAGCTTGTCGAAGACGATCTCGGCCACGGCTCAGGCCTCCGGCTGGGCCGGCGTGTCCGCCGGCGTGGGGGGTTCGATGGGCACCGTCGCCGGCTCTGCCGTCGCGATCGCGTAGACCGCCTTGTAGACCGCCTTGCCGTCGACCTTCCGGGACAACAGGAGCTCGACGAGCGCGGCGCAGGCCTTCTGGTCCGGCTGCTCCGGATTCGGGTGCGCGGGGCTGCCCGGCGTCCCGTCGTAGCTCCGGACCTGGTCGGCGTAGACGAGGCGCGTGATGTCGGCGTGGGTGAGGTCGCGAGCGGGAATGCCGAGCAGGTGCGGGACGCCCTCGTCTGTGCCCTGGTAGGCGAGCACGACGGCCTCGGACCGGGGATCGAACGCCCCGGCGGCCGCGGCCTTGCTCGAGGCCTTCGCCTTGGTCTTGCTGGCCGTCATCGATGAGCTCCTTTCACGCCGGCTTCGCGCTGATCGCACGGTTGCCCTTGACCTGGAGGTTGAACGGCAGGGTCAGGAAGAGGCGCGCGCCGGCGCCCTCGGCGCGCTCGCCGCGGGGGACCGAGGCCGCGCGGATTCCCGGGCCGCCCATCAGCACGAGCGAGGCGATCTCGGGGATCTGGAGGTAGCCCTTCGAGTGGGCGATGCACGCGTCGGCGATCGCGTCGCGGTCGCTGTACAGCGCCGCGGTGTTCTCGCCGAGCGGGGTGCGATCGCGCCAGACCCGGCCCTGGAGGTTGAACGTGAGGCGCTCGTTGCCCGGCTGCAGGAGCGGCGACCAGGGCCCGAGCGCGAGGGTCACGACGGGCAGCTCGTGCTCGGTGAACTCGTCGTCGAGCGGGACGATCGAATCCTCGAGCACCGCGAGTTCCTCGGCCATCTGCTCGCTCATGCCGGCGGTGAAGATGTAGCTCGACGCCCCGACCGCCTCGGCGCATACACGGGCGGCGCCGACGAGCACGGCGTTGGTGTAGGCGTGGGTGAGCGATTCGGCCATCAGTCAGCCTCGAAGAGCACTCGCGCGACGGCATCGCGCGCTTCGGGCTCGCGGTCGGCGAACGCCGAGTGGAGGATCGGCCGGGCTCGCATCCCGGGATGGCGCACGGTGCCCCTTGCGAAGAAGGCGCGCTTCCGGAAGCGGGAGCCGGCCGGGCCGCCCATCGCCCCACCGCTGATCTCGTGTGCGCCGGCGCCGGGCTCGAAGATATTGAACAGCGGGCTCTTCGGGCGGACGATCGCGGTCGGCACGCCGCCCCGGCGCATCGAGGACGAGACCTTGAGGCCGATCTTCTGGAACGAATCGGGGAGGTTGCCGGTCGGCTCCGCGCGGGCCGTCGAGGCGAGGCTCTTCTTGAACTCGTTGCCGCCGGCGCGTACGGCCCGGCGCATCCGGTTGGCCAGGGCCTTGCCGGAGTGGCGCTCGAGCATCGCCTTGACCTCGGCCGTGCCCCGGAGGTCGAACGTGACGCTCATCGTCAGGCCTCGCACGCGTAGAAGCGATGGTTCTCGCGCTTGATCAGCTTCCAGGTCACGTCGGGCCAGCGCCCGGACACGGTCGGGCGACCGTACGCGTCCTCCGCCGGCACGTTGCCCTCGTAGGACGGATCCGCGAAGGCGATCTGGCGGGCGCGTTCGGCCACGCCCTCGATCGCCGCGTACGGGACGCTGTCCCAGCCCTCGGCACCGGTCAGGCGCACGGTCTTGGTTCCGCGCGGAAACGCGCTGTACGTGCCCGTCGAGAGCATGCGCAGGTGGAAGTACGGCTCGCCCGCCGGCGGCTCGTCGGAGCTGTAGGCATCCCACTGGAGCGTCCAGTCGGTCGTCGCGAGCGCGGTGAACGTGAGCCCGCCGTCGAACGAGATCTCGACGAGCGAGAGCTCGATGACGCCGCGGTGCGCATGGAGCAGGCCCTTGCCGTTCCCGTCGACCGTCCAGGTCTTGGTGCCGGTCGTGGGGCTGCGCAGGAATGACGTCCCGCCGAGCTCGTCGCGGAGCTCGTCGGTCGCGGTCTGCAGCAGGCCCTCGAGGCGGATGCGGCGGGCGCCCTTGGGCTCCGTGTTGAAGAACGCCAGGACGTCGTCGATCGTCGCGATCGGCGCCGACGCGGTTGCGGTCACGGGTCAGGCGGGGCCATAGAGAATCACGACCTTGCCCGCGGCCGAGTTGACGGCGTTGTTGGCGAAGGTGAGGGTCAGGACGTCCGAGCGACTGATGGCCGGGTGGATCGTCGAGCCCGAGTACACGGGGATGGCGCTCTCGGTGGTCGCCGTGGCGCGATTGAGCCCAACGCCCTGGAGGCGATCGATGCCCTGGTCATCGACGAGCGTGATGTCGTAGAGGTTGGTCGGCGCGACCGCGCCCGGGTTCGTGGTCAGCTCCAGGAGCCGGCCCTCGAAGACGGGCATGACCGTGGCCGGGATCGTCGCGTCGGCCGCGTCGGCGACCCAGTCGATGACGATCTTGCGAACGTGGCCCAGGGTGTGGTGCGTGACCGTGGTGGATCCGGCCATCAGCGCTTCCCCTTCTTCGGCGCGTCGCCGCCGTCACTCGACTTCGGCCAGGCGGCGAGGCGATTCACGACAGCCGTCGGGGCGGCGAGTGCCGTCCGGCTCTTCTTCGGCGTGGCCTTCACGGCGAGTGCCGTCCGGCTCTTCTTCGCAGCCATCGGCCTAGCGACCGATCTGGATCGCGCGGACGTAGTCGACCTGGCAGGTTTCGACCGCGGCGTTGCCGGTCAGGAAGTGGATCGACGGGGTCAGGAGCTCGTTGTCGGGGATGTTGGCGGTGTGCTTGGCGACGCTCACCCCATCGACGAAGAACTCGACGGACGTGCCATCGAAGTAGAACTCGAGCAGGTAGTCGGTGTCGGCGGCGACGGTCAGGACGCTGGCCGTCTCGGTCTCGGTCGAATCCTTCTCGGTGACCGCGGCGAGGCCCGTCGCGCCATCGACCTTGCGGAAGTACACGCCGTCGGTCATCCCGCCCAGGAGGTCGGTGTCGGTAATGCACAGTCCCACGAGGACGTCGCTCTGCGTCGCCTCACCCATGCGCAGGCGGATTCCGAAGTAGACGGCCGACTGATCGCTCGACAGCTCGAAGCTCTCGCCGTCGAGCTGGAGATTCGCGCCGTCGTTGTCGGCGTTGTCGGTCGTGATAAGCAGGGCCCCGCCCGAGACCTGTGGCACGGTGACAGTCGTCTCCCCGCCGCCGCCTGTCTCGACGAGGGTGACGACCCAGCCGTCGAGCGCGTCCGACGCGACGCCCGGGCTGACGAAGTCGTCGATGAACTTGACGACGTCGGGCCCGACCGCGTCGATGAGGCGCTTCCGGTTGCCCCTGTAGTAGACGAGGTTGTTGCCGATCTGGCGTGCACCGAGGCTCATCGTTTGCTCCTGTCGTGTAGCTCTGGTTAGGGCCCGCGCGCCGGAGTGGAGGTGCTCGCGACGCGCGGGACCGTCAGGTCAGGTGGTCGGTGGGTCAGTCGGTGACCGTGGCGTAGGCGCCGCTGCCGGCGTCCTTCAGCTCGCCGAAGATGAGGACCCCGGACACAACCGGGTCGTTCACGGTCTCGGCGATCGCCAGGCGGACGTAGCGCCGGGCCGACGGAGCCAGGGCCGACTCGTGGACCTCGATGGCGTCGATCGCGCTGGATCCCGCCGTGGCCTGGAAGCCCACAGCGGTGGCCGCGGTGACCGCTCCGGACGACTTGCGGTAGTTGAACGGGATGGCCGTGGTGTTCGACGGCGTGGTGTCGTCGCACGCGTCCACCGTGTAGGTCGGGGCCGCGGTGCCGCCGGTGGCGACGCCGCGGTAGACCAGGAACACGAGGCGCGTGAACGGCGACATGTCGATGACGTCGGAAGCGACCCCACCGGCGTGGGCATCGGCGACGGGGTCGATGCCCTTGACGAACTGGAGGGTCTCGATCAGGAGGCCGGACATTGGCTGGTTCTCCTTTCTCTCGCTCGCCGGACTAGCGGGCGGCCAGGGCGACGAACGGGCTCTTGGTGAACGAGCCCTTGTACGGTGTGATCGCGGAGCTCCAGCCAGGTGCGCCGTTGGTCCGAAGGATCCAACGGAAGACTTCCTGGTCGGTGAGGAACTCGACGTGGAGCGAGCTGGCCCGGGCGATGCCGCCGCCCTTCTCGAGCCGCAGGTATTCGGCCATGTCGATGAAGCTCACGTCGCCGACGTCGCCGGGCGCCGAGGCCTGCTCGATCTCGACGATCGGGCGGCCGAGGATGGTGCCGCCGGGGGCGTCACCGAGGGCGCCGGTCGGGATGAACATCGGCACGCCGCCGGTCCCGATCACGCGCTCGAGCTTGAAGATTTGGGGCCAAAGGTCGCCGTTGATGTACCAGGTCGCCCGACGCTTCGAGCGGGCCGGCATGCGGGCGAACATGTTGTCGAAGTTCTCGGTGATGACCGTGTCGGCAGCCTGGCCGGCTTCGGCGGCGACCGAGACGAGCGCGGCCGCGGTGAGGATGCCCTGCGGCATCCCGGCGCCGGTGCCACGGAGCGCGGCGTCGTCGAGCGCGAACGCGATCTCCGACGTGAACGCGCGATCCATGAGCACGCCCGAAGCCGCCCAGTCCTGGCCGACCTCGTCGGTCCGGTAGCCCAGGCCCATGAGCTTCGCAAGCTGGAGCTCGAGGCGCTTGATCTTCGGCTTCTTCGCCGTGACCGCGGTGGCCTCGGGCTCCCAGAAGACCTGGACGCCGCCGTACCGGCTGCCGGTCGCGCGGGTGGTCTCGTCGATCTGGTTGATCTTCACGCCGTTCGAGTTCGCCGAGAGCGGGATCGGGGTGGCGGCCGGCCAGAGGACGGCTTCCGTGTCGATCCGCTCGATGAGCGCGTCGTTGTAGTCCTGCTGGACCGCGAAGCCGCCGTCCGCGCCGATGGTCTCGTTGAGGCCGCTCGCCGCCATCTGGGCCTGCGAGAACTCGTTGATCGCAACCAGGCGCGGATCCGGTGCGCCGCCACTCTTCGCGGCGATCGCCGCGCTGCGGATGGCCTGCAGCTGCTCGCCGAACGAAGCGAACGGCTTGGGCGCCTTGGTCGCGTCGACGACATCTGCGACCACCGTGGCGGCCGCGCCGGCGTCGACGTCGGGCAGGGCCGGGGCCGTGCGCTGGTGGGAGCGCGACGCCTCGAGCAGCTTCACGTCCGCGTCGATCGAGGTCAGGCGCTCGTTGATCGCGGTGATCCGCGTGCGCTCCTGCTCGTTGAGACCGCGGTCGCCGCCGTTCGCGGCCCGCGCCTCGGCAGCGGAGATGATCGTGTCGCGCTCGTCCTCGAGCTCGTTGGCCTCGGCCTGGTGGCCCTGCAGCAGGCTCACGGGCCCGGCGCCGGCGACGAGGGCGAAGCCGTGGTCGTCGATCACGCCGAGCGCACGGAGCAGCACGAGCGCGCCGATGATGGTCAGGAAGAGGGCCAGGCGGCGATCGACCCGGTAGCCGGCGATCGACGGCAGCCCGTAGGAGCCGAAGGCCGACACGGATCCGGCGTACCGCTGGAGTGGGATGTTGCGCATCAGGGCCTCCGGGTTCGGCGCCTGAAACGCGAAACGCGCAGCCGGCGCCGTGATGGGTTGGATCACGGTCATCAGCTGCGCGCACCATCGGGTGTCGCTGTCTGCGTCACCAGGGGCCGCCGATGCTCAACGGAGTCGACTTCACCCCTGGCCCGTATTCGCGATGGTTGCGGGCCCCGGACTCGAACCGGAGACCTACGGGTTATGGGCCCGTCGCGCTGCCTCTGCGCCAGCCCGCCGCTAGATGATGACTCGGCGACCGGCCCGCCGTCTAGGTCGCAGGATTGCTAGGCCCCGGATCGGGAATCAGGGCTCCCGACCGCCGTGGAGCCAGAGCTCAGGCCGTCCGCTTCCACATGTAGACCACGATGAATGGCTGCAAGTTGTTGTGAGCGCCGCCACCGCCCGTGGAACCCGTGTCGACGCTCGTCGTGGCGGGCGTCCCGCTCATCGAGGTATCGACGGTGAATCCCGTCGAGCCGCCCGTCGCGGTCGGTAGCCGGGTCTGATTGTGGACGTGGGCCGGCATCTCGGATGAGGCCAGCGTGTGGGTCTTCGCGCCGCCCGTCTCTTCGACCGTGTCGAACTCGGCCTGGCCGGCGTCGATACCAACCATCACGCGACCGGCGCCGAAGGCCACCCACGTACCGTGCGCCAGCAAGGTCCCCGGATTTGTGGCCAGCGTCGAAACGTAGAGTGCCCCGACCGGATAGAGCAGGTCCACGATCTGGTCGCCGGTCAGGCCGCCGCCCCCGCCGGCGTGCGAATGCAGGGCCGTCTCCCCGGCGTCCGTCAGGTCGGTCCAGTTGGCGTCGGCCTCGCGCACGTAGCCCGTGTGCGGATCGGCGGCTGCGACGTGAGCGGCGGCTGCCGCCGCGGCCGTGGCCTCGGCTGCAGCCTGCGTAGCGGCATGCGTCGTGCCCGAGTGGGCAGCGTCGACCGTCGGTGACCCCCACGTCCCGCCGAGTTCGCCGCCGGGCACGGCGCCCGCGACGATCTCGCCAGACAATCCGGCGTGCGCCGTACCGACCAGATAGTCGGCGTCGGCCGGCGCGCCTCCGCCACCGTGGGCATGATCGCCGGGCGCCGCCTGGGCCGTGCCCGCGCCCAGCGTCCGGAGCGAACCCGTCGCGGCCGCCGCGTCGACCGCCAGCGCATCACCACCACCGGGCTGGTGCGCGGCGGCGTGAAGTTGGGCGTGATGCTGATCCGCATCGACCCCGGTGAGGCCCGTATGGTTATGACCGTGGCCGGTGTCTGCATAGGCAGCGTCGCCTTCAGCCGCGGTCAGATAGCCAGGATGCGGATCCCCGGCGGCGGCATGAACATCGAGCTCGGCCTGGGTAGCGAGACCGAGCGAATCGTGGGTCGCCAGATCGGGATGCGCACCACTCGCCGCGGCGAGTGGTGCGCGGTCGATGCGGACCGACGGACCGTCTGCGTTGACCCGGAAGAGCTCGAGCCCTCGATCGTTGGTGATGATGAAGGCGCCATGCTCCGGTAGGCGTAACTCCTCGACGGTGTCGGTGATGGTCCGACTGAGGCCGGCCACCTCCGTCAGCCGACCCTGGCCCGGCGCCGCGTCGCGATCGCTCGCTCGAGGGCGATCTCGTCGAGGTCCTCGGAGGCGTGGACCGCGAGGGTCTCGTCGCTGGCTGCGGCGAGATCCATGCCGTCCTCGAGGGCCTCGCCGGCGACGAGGCGGCCCTCGATGCGGTAGAGGCCCGGGCTCACGAGCTCGGCTCCGAGCCGCTCGGCGATCGCCTGCGCGCCGCTGGCGCGCAGCTTGACCTTGCCCGCGGCCAGGCGGGCGATCGTCCCGTCGAACGTGTCGACCCGGTCGACCAGGCCGGCGGCCTTCGCCCGGACAGCGGTCATGCCGCCGCCGCCGCCGTAATCACTCTTCACCGTGGCGACCGACACGCCGCGGTTGCTCGCGACCCTGCTGTGGAAGGCAGCCGTGTAGTCGTCGACCGCCTGCTGGAGCTCGTCGCGGGCCGGCTCGGTGAGCGGCTCGTACTCATTCACGAGCATCTTGCCCTTGGGGTTCCGGATGATCGTGGTCGTCGCGCCGGCCATCTCGTCCATCTTGCTGAACTCGGTGTGGATCATCGCCGTCCCGATCCAGCCGACCATCGAGGACGGGCTCGCAACGATCTCGTCGACGCCGCTGACCACGTAGTACGCGGCGCTCGCGATGCCGTAGTCGGCGATCGCAACGAGCGGCTTGGTCCCGCGCGCGTCGCGGATTTCCGCCGCGAGCTCGTCGATGCCGTCGGCCGAGCCACCCGGTGAATCGACGTCGAACAGGATCGAGCCGACGCTCTCGTCACCCATGGCCGATCGGAACGCGCCCCGGATCTGCTCGACCGTCGTGCCGCCGGACATCTCGGTCATCAGCGACGCGCGCGGCGCGATGAGCCCGTACATCGGGATCACCGCGATCGCGCCGCTGCGCTGGGCGCCGCTGCGTGGTCCATTGCGCGCCGCGGCGACCTCGAGGCGCTCGGCGATCTCGACGGGCGCCAGCCGCTCGCCATGCATGTGCAGCTCGACAATCGCGCCGATCTGGCGAAGAACGTCCTCGCGGATGAACCACGGCCGGTTGAAGACCGCCGCGGCCACGTGGTTGAGCTTCGTGTTCATGCGGCGGCCTCCTGGAGATCCATGGCGAGGTTGGTCAGGGTTTCGGCGCCGTCGACGAGCCACTCGGCCATGGCCGTCGGTCCGCCGGCGAGGATCGCCTCGCGGTGGTCACGGGCATAGGCGAGGGCTTCGTGCTCGCCGACGTGGAGCTGGCGGGCGACCTGGTCCGCGTGCTCGGCGTAGAACTCCTGGAGCGCCGCCGGCAGGCCGCCCGGATCCGTCCGCTCGAGGAGCTTCTCGACGCCGCTCATCTCGCGCCGCACGAGGCGGGAGGACGCGCTGGCGGCGAGGAGCTTCGCCCGGCCGTTCGCGACCGCACGCGCCTGCGATGCGCCGCCTCCGGGCCCGCCGACCGGGCCCTGGTTGAGTGGCTGGCGGAGATCGCCGGCGGCGCCGCCCATGGGGTTCAGGTTCTCCTTCTTGCGGACCTCGTCAGGCGCCATCCAGCCCGTGTTGACCGCGCTGGCGTAGCCCTCGCTCCGGGCCTTGAAGTCGCCCCGCATTAGGCCGTCGAGGTTGTGCTCGGCGAAGATCCCGCGGAGGCGGTCGCGGACGATGATGAGGTCGCGCCGGATCACGAGCTCCCAGCGTCGCCCCCAGCCGAGCAGGCTGTCGGTCACGTAGTCGATGCTCTGTCGCTCGATGTTGTTGTTGGTCGATCGCTCGAGCTCGAAGAGCTTGTGCGGCGGGATCCGGATCCCCTGGCAGAACTGGATCGTGCTGAAGCGCCGGCTGTCGAGGGCCTCGGCGTCGGCGTTCGTCATGCCGACGTCCTTCCAGGTCATGCCGTCCTCGAGCAGCAGCGGCCGGCCCGAGCGATCGCCGCCGGATGCGTACTCGTTGAGGCCGCGCCGGAAGTTGCGCCGCTCGGTGTCGCTCCAGCCCTTGTCGCGCATGACGACGCCGCCGGGCTTGGCGCCGCGGGCGAACAGGTTGGCCGCGTGGCGCTCCTGCGCCTGGGCGAGCCCGATCGTGTCGCGGAGCACGTCGATCAAGCTCTTGCCGAGGCGGCCACGAAGGACCACGACCTGGTCGGGCAGCAGCGGGCGCTCCGTGAAGTTCTTGCGCGGATCGCGGTACATGTAGCGGCGTCGGCCGCCCGCGACCTGCTCCTCGCGGACGAGATCGGGGTGGAGCGGGTAGTACTCGTCGTCGACCAGGGGCCGTCCGGCGGTCCGGATCTCCGCGATCGCGCGGCCGCGGAGCATCGCGAACGCGGTCATCATCTCGCGGAACTCGAGCGAGGTCTGGTACTCGCTCGGCTCCTTGTCGAGCTTCTCGTACAGGTAGTGCTCGGGTGCCTCGCGATGGCCCTTGTCCTCGCCGAGGTCCTCGTAGATCTTGAGCGGGACCTTGGCGATGTCCTCGGACACGTAGGCGACGCCGGCGTAGAAGGCCGGGATCGTGAGTGCGGTGTCCATGGTCACCTGCACGCCGGCGCGCGACATCGCGCCGCTGCCCTCGTACCAGCGGTCGTCCCACGCCGGGGCGGCGGCCAGGGGCCGCGCCAGGATGCCCATCAGCGGCCCCTCCGGAGGTTGAAGCCGAGGCCGATCGCGACGTACAGCGTGCCGGGCACGAGCAGCGCCAGGGCGGGCACGCCGGCCACGAGGAAACCGCCGGCGAGCAGGGCCATCCCGACGAGGACCGCAGCCTCCTCGCCGGATTCGGGCACGACCATCAGCTCGATCCAGCCGACGCCGGTCGCGGCCGCGTCGCGGATCCGCTCGAGCGCGGCTGCGGGCAGCGCGAGCAAGCGTTTCATGCCGGCACCAGGTCGTCAACGTCGACGTCGGCCTCGTCGAGGTCGGCCGATCCTTCGAGCTCGTCGACGAAGGGACCATGCAGGTCGGGGTCGCTCGGGTCGAGCTCCGCCTCGTCGAGGTCGGGGTCCTCGCCGGTGAGCGAGTGGTACGTCGCGTACGCCGAGATCTCGAGTTCGCGGTTCAGCGCGCCGGCGGCGATCGCGTCCGTGCGCGCCTCCCAGGAGAGGACCGCGGCCGGGACCGAGTCGATCTTGGCGGGCGAGCCGTCACGGTCCTTCGTGACGACCCAGAGCTCGTGGCGCTCGTCGTCGAGCAGCCCTGTCGGCGAGCGGTAGGCGTTGCCGACGTGCTCGCTGAAGAGCTTGCAGTGGACGTCGGACGTCGCACAGTGCGTCATCGAGCTCGAGGTCTGAGCCTCGTGCCAGGCCCGGATCGCATAGGCCATCGGCTTGGGCCGGTTCGTCCACCACTCGAGGACGACCTCCTTGCCCCAGCGGCCCGCCCAGGCGGCGACCGTCTCGTCCCAATACGGCGGGTCCGCGTACACCCGCCAGACGTCGAGGTGCTCCATCGCGGCCTTGAGCGTCGCCGTGACGGCGGCCGCGGGGATCTCGTGACCCGCGTAGTCCTCGGGCTTCCAGATCCCGAGCGGCCACTGGTACCCGGTCTCGACCACCGTGGCGATCATCGAGGCGTGGTCCCACCGCTTGGAGCCGTCGTAGCCGATGGTGCACAGCGTTCCGCGAGGAACGACGTACGGGATCTCGACGGCGCGCTTGGTCCAGATCTCGACGTCGAACGCCTGGCCGTGCCCTGTCTCGCGCCCGTTGCCGAAGAAGCGGCTGGCCTGCGCCGCGTCATGCTCGACCATCGCCGCGGCCTCGGCCTCGATCGACTCGATCTCCACGTGGCCGCCGTTCTCGCGCAGTGTGTCGGCGGGATACACGATCCGGAAGATCTTGCGGCGGTCGACCTTGTTGCCGAACGACAGGTTCTTCGGTGGCCAGGTCACCTGGACGTAGACGTCGTCGACCTTCTTCTTCTCGACGAGCTCGTACTCGCGCTGGGCGACCGAGTGCTCGGCCGGATCCCATGCGTTCGATTCGAGCGACGCCCGGGCGCCCATGCCGGCGAGGTTGCGGTGCAGCGTGTCGGCGACGTCGGACAGGCCGTTGCGCTTCGTGTACAGCCCGACCTCGGTCTCGACGACGAAGGTCGCGCGGCCGCCGAGCCGGCTCTTCCAGTTCGACGTCACCGGCTCGACCAGGCCGTCGCCCGGAAGGCGGATCAGCTCCTCGCCGGTCTTCGGCATGAGGAAGCGGAGTGGGCCCTTCTCGATCATCGGCCGGAGGGCCTTGTAGATGTTGCCGGTCTGATCCTCGCTCACGCCGACGAGCCAGATGTACGGGCTCGGGCGGAGCATGCCCATCGGCTCGTCGGGCTCGTACGGGTATTCCCAGCCGCAGCCGCAGCCGTGGTCGATGCAGGCGTAGCCGTCGTCGGCGCCGGCCCAGCCGGCGAACAGCGACGGCCCGACCCCCTCGAGGCAGACGTGCGCCGCCGATCGCGGCGACTTGCCCGTCTTCTGCGGTGCGACCTCCATGCCGCGTCGATACCGGAAGGCGGCGGCGAGGACGGGATTCGATGGCTCGTACGCGATGTCGCCCTTGACCGTGTAGAACGCGGTGAAGTAGGTGAGCTGGCCCCGGTACAGCCGGAACGGCTCGCCCTGGCGGAAGCCGTCGGGGATGACGCAGTGGGCCTCGACCCACGCGGGCGCCACCGTCATGATCGCATCGGGCCGCGGCTCAGACGGCATCGGCCGCCCTCAGTCGCTCGCGAACGTCGGAGATCCGGATCGGGCGCTCGACGTCTGCATCAGGGGGTGTCTCGGCCTCGGGCTGGCCAGCATCGATGATCCAGTGGTTCCGGGCGAGCCCGGGCTGGGAGAGGCCGAGGTACTCCTGCTGGCGGAGGATCAGGGTCCGCTGGCCGGCGGTCGCCTTCGACTTCTCGGCCGCGACGAGCGAGCGGATGTAGAGGGCGACCTCGAGCTCCTGGCCGTTCGCCTCCCACATGATCGCCTGGGGCCGCGTCCACTCCTGGGCCCACAGCGCGAGTTCTCGCTTCGTCGGCCGGTTCAGCGGGAACGCCGGCGGGTCGCCCTTCCGGCCCGACGCCGGCAGGCGGATCCAGTCCGCGCCGGCGCGGCCGTTCCGGATCGACAACCGGTCGGGCGGAGGTCCAGACCGAGCGCGTGCGCCGCCGCTGCTCATCGCCCAGCCCTCGCCAGCGCCGCGCCCTGGGCGCGCTGGCAGTGGAGGCAGGCCGGGCGACGGCGGCTCGTCCAGTCGCCGGGCACGCTGTAGTCGGAGCTCGTGGCCACGACGGTGCAGCCGGGCAGCCGGAGCTCGCACGTCCGACCTTCCGCGCGGAACGATCGGACCGCCTGGTCGTGGTCGCGCCCGTGGCCCCGCGCCTGGCGTCGGACGCCGCGGTGGTTCCGCGAGGAACGAGGCGAGCACTTCCGGCAGTACCCGCGCTCGACGAGCTCGGGGCAGCCGGACGTGGCGCACGTCGTCATGACCGTCACCGGTGCGGCACCAGAAGGCGGCTGCGGGGCTGCGCGTTGTGGATCTGGTCCCGCACCTGGAGCACGGCGCCGATGAGCCCGAGCGCCTCGAGGTCGGTCAGATCCTCGGGCACGGCGAGCAGCGCCGGTCGGCCGCCGGGCAGCGTCAGCTGGACCTGGCGCATCCTGACGGTTACCTCCGTCGGTCCAGTCTGGGCAGCAGCGATCGCGCGATCGAGCGGATCCGGGACGGCGCGGAGGCCGGCCATGGCTAGGTCAGCGTCGGGTAGAGGAGCCCGATGCAGACGAGCACAACCGCCCAGCCCAGGAGCGACCGGCCGCGCGCCTGGAACTCCTCGATCAGCGCGAGGACGAGCGCGGCGATGAACAGTGCGAGCGGCATCGCGTCAGCCCTCGCCGTCGGTCGGCAGGGGCGTCACGGGCTCGGGTGCGACGGAGGACACGGACACGGGCTCCGGTGGCGTCACCACGCCGGTCGTGTTGGGCGTGCCGGCTGGCTGCTGGATCTTGAACGTGTCGCCGGCCTGCATGGTGGGCGGCTGGTTGGCGATCAGCAGGATCGCGGCGCCGAGGACGCCGGACCACGCACCGGCGAGCGTGCCGACAATCGCGGCGTCGAAGCCAAGCGAGATGAGCGTGACAGCGACGGCGCCGGAAATGGCCGTCGTCAGGCCGAGCCAGAGGTTGGTGGGGCGTCCTGCGATCATTCGTCGTCCTCCTCAGTCGTCGGCGATGTCGACCGCACCTGCGGCGACCTTGCCCTTGATGGCGGCGATCCGCGCGTTCAGCGGATCGGTCGCGGCCTTGACGGCGGCGGTGCAATCGGCCGCCACGGCCGTCACGGACACGACGTTTACCTTGTGGACGTACTCCCAGCCCGCGCTCCAGCGACAGAGCCACTGGTCGGAGCCCGACGCAACGTCGCCCGTGACCCAGCCGGTGACCTTCCACTCTTCGGCCGTGCCCTGCGGGATCTGGCGGATGAGCTTGCCGCCGAGCGTCGGGGTGGCGCGGACGTTCACATTGCCCGCGCCGTTGGAGATCCGGGCGACGTGGCCGGGGATGTACGTCGCGATCGCGGGCATGTCGCTCTCCTGGTCCGGGTCGGTGGTGGTGTTCTGCGCGAGGCGGCGCCACGGGTCGATGGGCTTGCCGTCTTTCGTCGCGGCCCAGTGCAGGTGGCAGCCCGTCGAGACGCCGGTGTCGCCGGTCTTGGCAATGAGCTGGCTCGCCGTGACGATGGCGCCGGGCAGGACAAGGCGCCTCGACATGTGGACGTAGCGGGTGGCGAAGCCCTGCCCGTGGTCGATGACGATGACCTCGGCGCCCGAGGCGTTCCTCGAGGAGGTCGTCACCTTGCCCGCTCCGGCCGCCAGCACGTCGTAGCCGCAACCCGCGTTGCCGATGTCGATGCCGACGTGGAAGTTGCCGTAGGTGCCCGCCGGGATGGGCTTGCCGAAGATGTCCGCCTCGCCGCCCGGCCAGACGACCGTCGGCTCCACGGTCAGCCCGGATGGTCCGAAATCGTGGGTGACGGCAGGCTCGTGGTTGCCTGCCGGACGCTTCCACGCCAGCGGGTGCGTCGGGTAGTTCTCCGCGTTGACGCGGATGATGCCCCGGACGGGTGACTGAAGGATCATGCGTCGGTCCTATACTTCCCGGCGTGGACGCTCAGGTCTGGCTCTACTGTCGGACATGCGGTGAGGCCCGCGACGCGGACGCGGATGGCCCGACCGATTGCGCGTGCGACCGGACGCGCGCACTCCAGCGGTGGCTCGAACTGAGTCCAGCGGAACGTCGATGGCTCGGCCTCGACCCGGCCCACCGCCAGCGCGCGACGAAGGTCCTGCCGCTTCCGTAGGCTCATGCGAAGGGTGGGGCTCACGGCTTCATCCGGTCCCAGAAGGCGTCCAGGACCTCGCCCTCGCCAAGCTGTTCGTGGCGCATCTCGGCGGCTGACACGCCGTAGGGCAGCGGGTGGAGCCAGCCCTTCGCCCGGTACGCGCCGGTCACGTCTTCCACGCCGAGCTTGGCGAAGATCGAGGCCATGAGGTGATGGACGGTGTGAATGTCCATGCCCATCGCCACGGCTGCGGCCTTGCGCGAGCCCTGCATCGCCCGCTCGTACAGGAAGTCGTGTTCCTGCTCGGAGAGCGGCTGGCCGAGGACCTCGCGCCGTAGTCGTGGCGGCATGGCTACCGTCCATCGGGGCTCATGGGGGCGGTGCCCTCCTGGTAGTCGATCTCGGCGCGCGCCGCCTTCGCGGCGATGTCCGCCGCGGCGTCGAGCTGGTCCGCGATCGCGGTGAAGCGGCGGCCGCGGAGCTCGGTCGCGAGCGATCGGTACGATCGAGCGGCGCCCTCGTACTGCAGGTGTGCCGAAAGCGCCGCGATCTGGTCGCGCCGGCGGACCTCGAGCGAGCTGGTCACCGGAACAGCCTCAGCCAGTAGAGCGGCGGGACGACGGCGGCGGTGAACATGACGCCCCGCGTCAGGACCTTCGTCGCATCGAAGGGCACGATCGGCGGCACGAGGTCGTTGTTGACGAAGATCAGCGCGAACACCGTGACGACGACCGCCACGGCGACCGCCACGATGAGCCGGTCGCGGATCACCGGGTTCGGGTCGGTCCGGTACAGCCGCCACGACATGAGCACGACGAGCCAGTTGAGCGGCGCGGCGATCAACAGCGTGGCGAGGGCGAGCAGCGATGTCAGGCTCACAGGCGGCGCTTCCGCAGCGCATCGGCGGCGCGGTACGCCTCGACGACGCGCAGGAGCCGGTCGGCCCGCCGGATCGTGGCGTCGTGCCGGGCCTTCGTGGGGTCGGCAACCGGCGGCTTGGGACGCAGCATCCTACGCAGCCACTCGATCATGTCGGTGGCCGGATCTTGAGCGCGAGCTCGAAGGCGTCGGCCAATCGATCCGTCCGGGTGTCCGAGTCGAGCGACCGTTGGCGCCAGATGTTGCGCTCACTCTTGAGCTCCTCGATGTACTCGCGGAGGATGCGGGCCAGGAACCCGATGGTGACGATCGCGCCAGCCAGCGCGGCGAGCGGCCCGAGGAGGGCATCGGTAGGCACATCACGCCCGGAGGAGCTGGTGCCGGCCCCGATCGGTAAGGGCCGGCACCAGGCCGAGGAGGAGAGGAACCACGACTCTGACGGTAGCTGCGGAGAGGGTCCGTTGACTAGGTCGCAGGATTGCTAGGCGAACGCCCGATCGATTGATCGGGGCCGGCGGCGACGAAAGCGGGCGAGCAGCTGGGCCGTCGTCTGGCTTTCGGTGCGCCGGCGGGCTGCGGCGATGTGGCTGTGGACGGTCCAGCGGCTGATGCCCAGGCGCCCGGCGATCTCCTTGGGCACGTAGCCGTCGGCGAGCAGCAGGACTACCTCGAGCTCCCGGCCGGACAGCACCGCGCGCGGCCTGCGGGTCACTCAGCCGCCCGTCGGACGATCTTCGCGATGCGATCGAGCTCGGTCTGGTTCGGCACGCGGATGTCGCCGGCGGGCGCGCTGACGGTCGCGCCATTGGCGAGCAGCCAGGCGGCGAGCGACAGGGACTCAGGCTGCGGCAGGACGTCGCCCTCGATGTCGGCCCAGACGCTGTCGAGCTTCCCGCACCGGCCGCAGTTGCGATCGAAGTGGACCTTCGGGATGACGATGCCCGCGCCGACGAGCGCAGGGCGCATCACCCAGGCCGGGGCGAGGACGTGGCCACGAGCGAGGCAGATCGCTTCCTTGGCCGTCTGGCGTGCGCCGCTCTTACGCGCCAGGCGCTTGATCGGGGCGGCGGCGGCGCGGCGCTGATGTCGGTTGCTCATGCTGATCTGCTCGCCTTCAGCCAGTCCTCACGGCCCTCGATCCGGATCCGCTGGGTCGTTGTGGCTCGCGCGCTGCCGGCTCCCGCCGGGCGCGCTCCAACCACAGTCGGCAGCAGCAGCGGCAGGCCCAGGCGCTGGGCCTCCTCGGTCAGCGCGACCGAGTGCACCCTGCCGTTGACGACCGTGATCCGGCGGTAGATCGCCCGGGCGACCACGGCGCGCGCCGCGACGCCGGCCGTCGCCCAGGTCGAGCGGATGTCCCGGAGCCGGCGGACGATCTCATCGACGTCGTCGATCGGCGCCTGCGGCGCGGGGACGGCGAGGGCGTCGATCTCGGCCCCGATCCGGGCGTGCTCGGCGAGGTACGCCTCGGTCGTCAGGTCCCGCCTGGCGTGGGCCGCGGCCTTGGCCCGGAGCTCGCGGTCGAGCTGGGCCCGCCGGAGATCGGTGTCCGGCGGCTTCGGCCGGCCCGCGAGCTTGCGGATCCGGACCAGCGCCGCGGCGTCGAGGCGGATGCCCGCGACCTGCTCGCCGATCGGGTCGTCGAGGCGATGCGCGACGACGCTCTCGTGGCTCCACAGCGGGCAGTCCTGGTGCATGTAGCGAAGCACGAGCTTGCCGTTGCGCTGGCGGCTCGTGTCGGCCCGGACGGCGCGGCCGCAGGCGCACCAGACGAGCTTCGCCAGGAGATGATCGTGCCTCGCCCGATGCAGGCCGCCGACCTTGGCGCGCATCGAGCGGACCTCGACGACACGGGCCCAGAGCTCGTCGCTGACCGGCGGACTCGAGCGCCACGGCGCAGCGACCTGGGCGGCCGACGCCGAGCGTCGATGGCGGACGGCCCAGCCGTTGTACAGCGGGTTCGTGAGCACGGCGCGGGCCTTGCCCTCGTCCATGCCCGCCCAGGCCCCGAGCTCGCGGTAGCTCAGGTCACCGAGCGCGTATCGCTCGAAGAGGGCGACGGCCTCGGGCATCGTCGCGACGTCGATCGCCAGGCGGGCCTCGGGCTGGGGCGTGCGCATGAACCCCAGGCCGGGCGAGCCCGCCTGGTCGCCGTACCGCTCGAACTTCGCGGCGAGGGTCTTCGTGATCGTCCTCGACAGGCGGACCGACATGATCTCGGCGGCCGTCGCCTCTTGCAGGAAGCGCTCATGGCTGTCGGCGTCGGAGCTCAGGAACTCCTCGTCGCAGAACCACAGGGCGACGCGGGCGGCGTGGAGCTCGCGGCGCACCCGGAGCGCGACCTCGGTGTCGCGACTCCAGCGGGAGAAGTAGGCGACGACCAGGACGTCGTACTCGCCGGCGATCGCCGCGGCGGTGAGCTCGCGGAGCGCCGGCCGCTCGTCCGATCTCGACCATGCCGATTGCTCGTCGACGAACGGCGTCCCCGTCTCGAGGAGGCCGAGGCGGCGGACGGCGAGGTCGAGCTCCTGGTGCTGCCGCTCGGGCCCGTACTTTTCGGCCTGCTCCTTGCTCGAGACGCGGACGTAGCGCCGGGCTCGCAGGCCTCGGAGATGGTCGATCGACGCGGGTAGTTGCCTCACGCCGGCCGATCCCCCCTCAGGCGGGCGAGTCGTGGCTGGTGACGATCATGCAGTTGGCGGCGAACAAGACCGCGATGCTCCTCGCACGCCGCTGCCTCCTGGATGTCCGGCTTTCCCGCCGGACGGGCCAAGGCATCGTCCGGGAGGACCGTCGGCACATCAGGCCCGACCGGGACGCGATCGCCGTCGCGCCCGCAGCCCGGATAGCTGCACTTCACGCTGCGTCCTTCCTCCTGTCGCCCTGGACGACGGTGAGTTTGGCACGGCGCTCGCGGTCCGCGCGCATCGCCGAGCGGGCGAGCTCGATGAGCGCCTCGAGGAGAGCATCGTTCCGCGCGGATACGTCAGCCACCGCGCGGCCCCGCCCAGCGGTCAACCTCGACGAGCACGAGCGTCCAGCCCATCGCGAGCAGGAAGCAGCCCGCGTAGCCGAGGGTCGCGGCGAAGATCATCACGCCGAGCGTCGCGAAGAAGAGGGCGCCGAACAGCGCGGCGCGCTCGCCCTGGCTGAGGCGACGGGGCGGCGGGTGCAGGCGGGCGAAGCGGGAGATCATCGTGCGTCCCAGGCGTGCGGGCCGTCATGGCCGATGGGATCGCAGCACACCACGCTCCCGTCGGCGTTGGGCACCAGATCGCTCAGCACCCTGCCCCAGGCAAGCCGGCCGCGGTGCTGACACCCCCCGCGCTCGCCCACGAAACCCGAGTGCGCGCCGCAGTAGTACCGGCCGCAGCCGGGCGCGTCATCGAACGGACCGTGCGGGCTGTCGCCGCAGAGGTAGCCCAGTCCGCGGTCGATCTCGACGTCGCAACCCCGGGCATCGCACGTGGCCAGTACCAGGTAGCCCGCTGGTCGCTCGGGCGTACCCAGCGGGCCCCAGCCCACGACGGTGTAGTAGCCGTAGCCCATCAGAGACCGCCCCACGGCTCGCTGAACCCGCCGCCCGGCTCGTCGTCGGACGATCGCACCACGTCGCGCAGCCCGAACGTGTACGCCTCACGCTTCGGGTCCCATCCGAGGGAGCCGATCGTCCCGCGGGTCCACTCCCCGTGCGACCAGCGAATCTCGATCGGGCCACCGAGCTCGACGCTCGGCGTGAGCTCGTCGCGGTGTCCCTGCCACCAGAACGCCAGGCGGACCGCGATCGCGTAGGCCAGGACGGCGCCGGCGGCGAGCCAGCCGAGCAGGGCGAGGCGGCGGGTCATGCCTCGACCCGCCACAGCGACTCGACCGCGACGACCTCGTAGTGCCCGTCATCGCCGATGACGACCGCCCGCGTGGCTGGGCTCGTGTGCTCTCCGGTCAGGCCGTACTTGTCATGGGTCGGGATGCCGCCAGGGAGAACGACGAACGCCACGATCTCGACTGTCTCCGCGTGCTCGCGGGCCGGGCTGTAGTCATGGGTCGTCCAGCGTCGCTCGACCTTGAACCGGCTCACTTGCCGCCCGCCGCGAGCATGAGCGGGAGCTTCTCGCCCAGGACCGCCTGACCGAGCGTCGTGCCGTCCCGGAGCAGCAGGTACGGCAGGAGCTCGACCTCGGCCGTGGAATCGCCCGACTCGGCGAACTCCAGCCGCATCTTGAGCATCATCGCGTTCGCCCGCCAGCGCCGCTGCCACTCGCGGTCGAGCAGGGTCTTCTGGTCGATCCGGGGGTTGTACGACACGTCCTCGGAGGTCGGGCGGACGATCTCCATGCGGTAGCTCTTGCCGGTGATCTCGAAGAACAGGAGGTCGGCGTCGTCCTGCATGTCCCAGCCGAACTTCTTGACCCCGAACCGACCGAGCGTGCCGACCATCTCGGCGCGCGACTTCTCGACTGGGACGGTCGTGCCCTCGGCGTAGCGGCTCACGGCTCCACCGGGTAGAGCTCCCGGACCCTGTCCAGGTCGCTGGCGATGTCGATCGCTCGCCCGAGATTCGGCGCGTGGCCGTCCTCGAGGATCTTCAGCCCGAGCAGGATCCGGCTGGCGCCCAGGGCGCTGGCGGTGCTCTCATCGAGCTTCGTGATCTCGGCGTCCAGGGCGTCGATATAGTCGAGCAGCGACTGGCGATCAGCGACGGCCTGGCTGTGCTGGACGACGAGCCCGAGCACGGGCGTCGCCTTCGCCCGACGGCGGATGGCCTTGATCTCCTGCGGTGTCATCGTGGCTCCTCCTCCCGCGCTACAGCGCGCTCACTCTCACGTCGACGCCGGGCTGCTCGCCGGGGTCGGCGGGGTCGAACGACTCCATCGGCTGCCGGCGCTTCGAGCCGTCCTTCAGCCCCGTCAAGCGGTAGTAGACGAGGCCCCGCCCGGTCGGGCTGCCGGCCATGACCGGGATCGCACCGGCGCTCAGCGCGAGCTCGTAGACCTCGTTCCACTCCTTCGGCCCCAGAGCCAGCGATCGCTTCGCCTGGATGAACAGCACGGTGCCGGGACGGACTGCCACCAGATCCAGCGGCGACTTCGACGCCGGCGAGCGCAGAACGAACCAGCCGAGCTTGCGGAGGTGATCGCGCACCCGGTACTCGACGGCGCGGCCAAGCCGGTAGGCGCTTTGGCGTGGCGCCTTCGACTCGATCACGTGCTCCCACTCGTCGGGGAAGAATCCTCGAAGCACGTCGCGGAAGCCATCGTCGGACCAGCCCTTCGACGCCAGATACTGGTCGAGCCCGAGACGCGACCGCTTGAAGTCATCCAGCAGCAGCGCCGCCTGCTCCTCGGTCATGTACTTCCAACGGCCGTACCAGGGCTTCGCCCGGCCCGCATCCGTGAGGCCGAGAGCGCGTGCCTGGCGGGACAGGAACTGCACGGTCCGGTCCATCCGCTCCGCGAGCGTGGCGACCTTGCCGAGATCGCGGTAGAGCAGGTAGTCGCGGCGGAGGATGTCCCGCTCAGCCTCGGTGAAGACGTTGACCGGCCTGTTGGCGCCGAGCTTGATCAGTCGCTCGTGGACGGTCGAGTGGTTCAACCCGACTTCGGCTCCGACCTTGTGCATTGAGCCAAGGCGGGCGTAGGCCTCGAGCAGGACGTCGTCGGCGACGCGACACGCAGCTGGGCTCATCGGGTCGAGCCCTGGGGCACGGGCGTGCCGACCACCGTGAACTCGGCGATCAGGGTGCTCACGATGCGGGCTCCGAGAGGGCGGCGTTCTCGACAGGAGCCGCATAGAAGCCGTGACCGCCACAATCCGCGCACGGTTCCTGAACCTGATACGGCTCGCCCGGTTCCCCTGACGGCAGCGGGTCGGCTCCGATCCCGGCGACCCACCCTTGACCGCCGCAGTTGTCGCATTCGACTGTCAGCGGCTCCGGGGTCGGTACGGACTGGGAAAGAGCCGGGTCATCGCGGATGGCGGTGATGGCGTCGCGCCAGCCGTCGGTGTAAGCCTTCGTTGCGCGGTACTTCGGGTCGATGGGCTTCGCGTCGATCCCGGCGAGCACCCGGTCCAGAACGTCGCGGAGTTCTGCCCGTAGGTCGGCTCCCTGGCTGTCGAGGACGGTGAAGTCGCAGGGCCAGACCTGACCGCACGCGACGCACCACGGCATGGAGTAGTGGGCCTCGGGACCAAGCTCGGGCGGCGGCATGACCTTGACGTGCCGCGCCCGCATCTCTGCGATCCGCTCTCGGGCTACGAGGTCAGGCTGGGCGGTCGTCGGTGTCAGCGCATCCACGGCAGGATCTCCTCTACGGCGCTGGTTGCAACGGGTGCGGGGGCCTCGGCTGGGGGCATGCTTGACGGGTCAGGCATGGGCCTCACCGGCGGCGGCGTGCCGTCGGCCACGGGCCAGGGCTCGCCGAGGACGACCTCGACGGTGTGCCGGCAGGCGGCGCGATCGACGCAGCGGGGGATGTTCGTCCACCGCTCGTGACCGATCGGCTCGGTCCACTCGACGATCGCCATGACGCGGTCGCCGGTCTCGGCGCCACACAGCACGCATCCCTCGATCGAGCGGGTCATCGCGACGTCACCGTCCACGATTCCGCGGAGACGAGGCCGAATCGTTTGAACCCGTTCCCCCGGAAAGACGGCTGCCGTGCGGTCCTACTCCGGCGGCGCCGTCCGAGGATCCGACCCCCATACCCGGTGGTCATGACGTGCCTGCCCGCCGCTCGAGGTCGGCATACATCGCGGCCGCCTCGGCCCGGCCCTCGGGACCCTTGCGCAGCCAGATCGGCAGGTCGTCTTCGTCCACCTCCTGGATGCCGGCCTCGGCCTTGATCGCCTTCCAGCGAGCGAGCGCATAGCCCACGACATCGGCCGCAGCGGCCTTCTTCGGCGCCTCACGGATCCAGCGCACCAGATCGTTCGGCCTCGCCTCGAGGATCTCCCAGAGCATCGCCCGCTGGCTCGTCTCGTCGTCGGCGGCGCCCGACGGCGGATGCCGGAGGCCTCGCTCCAGCCAGGCGGCCTTGAACTCAGCCCACTCAGGGCCGAACGTCGCCCAGGCGGAGAGCTGCTGCTTCGTCAGAAGGGTCGCTGAGCGGTTGACCTTCGCGCGCGGCGGGGAATCACCACTAGCAACCCGCTTACCGCTTACGCCACCGCCATCTATGACGCTCTGACGGCCGCCGTCAGACAGGTTGTATACGGTCTCATCCGTTACAGGTGATTCGGTCCCGACCGTTACATCCGGCGTTACATCGACCGTTACATCCGGCGTTACAGCAGGCGCCTCAGCCGGCGGCGCGGGCTCGGCCTTCTGGCGGTTCCGGATGCGCTTCACCCGTTCGCCTACCTTCCAATCGCCCTCCTGCCACTCGTCCCAGCCGTCGATGTAGAGCTGGCCTTTGCGCACCAGCAGGTCGCGGTGCTCGATGAGGTACGGGATCCATTTCGCGAGTGGTCCGAGGAGGCTGCGCAACACGCGCGCGTCACGGAATCGACCGCGGGCGGGCTGATGTTCGGCATGGCACAGCGCGCCGATGAGCGCCATCGCGGCCCCCGGCGGGTACTTCTGGTCAATCACCTTGCGGTCGTAGAAGCCCGGGTCGAGCCGCAGGTAGGCCCTAGACATCGCGGCCCAGCTCTTCGCGGAGCCGCCGGATGATGATCGCCTGCTCTCGTGCCTGGGCCTCGCGGTCATCGAGCTGCGCCTGCAGCCGGAACACCTTGCCCCAGGCGTCGTAGTCGTGACCCGAGGGGGCTAGGTCGTCGTGATCCTCCACGGGCGCCGCCTCGTCGGGCGGCGTCGCCTCGGACGCGTCGCCGCGCTCGCGGATCATCCGCCAGCAGACTCCGTAGAAGTACCTGCAGGCCCGGTCCGACGCCTCGTGCCAGCGCCCCTCGGTGACGTCGACGGCCTCGAGTACGAACTCGAGCGGCAGCCGCCGAAGGATCGTCTTGATGCTCGCATCCCGCGGGAACGAGCCACCGTCGGTGAACTCCCAGCCGTGGAAATCGTCCGTATCGATCCGGCCGGCGCCAAACGCCTTGGCCCACGCATCGTTGATGATCGCGACCACGTTCAGCTCGACCTGGCGCTTCTCCTGGGTGAACTCGGCGTACGCCTTCGCCTGGGCGACGCGCTCCTCGAGCTCGGCGATCGCATCCGCCGAGACGCCCGGCCGCTGCGTCGCGTCGAGCGGGACGTCGGACTTGCCGAGGTTGCACTCGGAACACGAGGTGACGAGGTTGGTCGGGTCGTCGGATCCGCCGTTCGCGGTCGCAACGATGTGATCGAGGTGCAGAAGAGCCTCGGGCGGCTTGCGGCCGCAGTATTGGCACGTGAAACGGTCGCGCTTGAATACCTCGAACCGGGTCCGCGTTGAGACGCTCATGGCAGCTCCTCCTGGTCCGTGACCGCCGTGCGGCGGTACGCCTGGAAAAGCATCGCCTCACTGAACGAAGACGTCGGGCCGTAGCCCTCCCGTGCCGGCTCGCGGGCGGCGAGTGGCGCGCCCGGACGGACGCCGAGCGCCTCGCGGATCCGGACGACCTCGGGCATGCGCGGCGAGAGGCGACGCGGCGCCGGGATCGGGCGGTCCGGCATGACCAGCGGCGGCAGGCGGACCGGCTCGGCGATCACGACACGCGGTCCAGGAAGTGGTCACACTCGATCGAGAGCGCGTCGACGTACACCGCCGGATGCGGGCTCTCGATGACCGGCTCCATCGCCTCGATGAGCGGCCTGATCGAGCAGACGACCGCGTGGGCGCAGTCCTCGCACGGGAGCATCACCGTCGGCCGGCGTGTCGAATCGGGCGCGGAATATGCATCTTCTATGCCCGGCTCGGGCTCGGGCGGGCTTCCGTCGCCGGGCGGCGAGCCGGCGTCACGGTCAAGGGCGTCCGTCGCCGGAGCGCCCGCCTCCCGCCCCTCGATTGGTGATTCGGCGCTCACAATGTGAGCGGGTTCCGCCACTGCCGGCGTCGCGCGGTGGACGGTTCCCTTCCAGCTGCTCCGGGCCTTGAGCAGCTCGTCGACGTCGGCCGGCAAGAGGCCGTTGCGCCGGATCTCGTGCACGATCTGCTCGATCCGTTTCCCGGTCACGCCGAGGCGTTCCCCCGTCTCGGCGTGGCTCTTGCTCGTCCGGACCGTGTCGAGGACCAGGCTGTTGCGCTCGCCGCGGTCGCGCGGCATCACCCGTCGGCCGCGGCTGCCAGAGACGCCTACGGCTGCGCCCGTCAGCGGCGGCGGGTCCGTCGCGGTAGGTGCGAGGGGAACCATCGGCGTGCGCTTCGTGGCGCCCTTGACGAAGCCGGCGGCCCGCGCGCCCCGGGCCCGGCTCTCGGCCATCGTCGCCGCCGGTCGATCGACCCCGCGACGGCTCGTGTAGCGGGGCAGCCCCTGGGCCTCGATGCCCGGCGTCCGTGCGATCGCGCCGGGCACGACGACGCGCTCGATCGGACCGACCCCGACTGCGGGTGGCGGCACCGTCTCGTACTCGTCCACCCGGTTGTGGCCGTCGCGGATGCGGGGCATCAGAGGGGCAGGTCCGCGATGTCGTCGGGCTCGACCGATCGCTCGGCCTCCCCGCGAAGGGCGTCGGCGTTGACCTCGCCGGCGGGCCGGAGGTCCTCGCTGTCGGTGACGGTCCGGAGCTTCCGCGGCTGCTGCTGGCGCTCCCAGGCGAGGAACGACTCGAACAGGGCGCGGTGGTTGTCACGGCGCGGTCCGAAGCGGAGCGCGGTCAGCGCGAACTCCTCGACGTCGTGCTCGAACAGCGACACCTTGAGCACGCCGTCGTCACCGGTCTCGCCGATGTCGACGTGGCTGAGCTCGTGGTGCAGGACGCCCCGGCGCTCGGTCTCGCTGAACTTCTCCCAGAACCACTGGCGGAACTGGATGACGAGCTCGGTCCCCGCGAGCAGGCGCCAGAGCGGGCTGGCTTTTGTGACCTTGGCGATCGTGTGCGGCTTGACCTCTTCCTTGACCGGGTCGAACGCCTTCGTCTCGAAGACGTACCGGATCCGGAGGCCGTCCTGCGCGATCGCGGTCAGGATCGGGCGGAACTCGTCGAACGACGCGAGGACCGACTCGGCGAGCTCCTCGACCTCGGGCGCGACGACGAACGGGCTGACGACGAGGTCCGGGAACATGCCCGACGAAGGCACCAGCGGCATGGCCATCAGGAGTCCGTCCGCTCGGACGAGGCACTGACGCGGTAGCCGCCGAGGGCGACCGTGAGCCTGGCGCCGATCTCGTTGATGAGATCGTCGTTGGTCGGGATCACGAGCCGCCCCGTGATCGCGCCGCAGTCGCAGATCCCCTCGCCGGTCGTGCCGTCCGACGCGAACGCGATCGAGCAGCCCTCCTGGTGCTCCGGCTCGCGCAGCGTCACCTTGACGAGATACGAAGCAATGATCTTGCCCATGTCCGTTCCTCCTCTACCGGGCCGCCGTCGTGGCGGCCTCGTTCTCGATCAGCCGGGCGACATAGCGCCACTCGATCCGGGTGACGATCTGGTCGCGCCGTCCGCCTATGTGGTTGACGAAGAACCACACGAACTCGTCCGGGCCCCAGGGCTCGCTGAACCCCTCGGCGCGGACATCGGCCAGGCCGATCATGTACAGCGGCTCGCGGCGAAGGCTCGTGACCTCGACCTCCGCGAGCCGGGCCAACGGCTCACCGGGCTTCCGGCCCATGACCTTCCGACAGAGGGTCAGGCGATCGCCGACCTTGAGGAACAGCCAGCCCGGGCGCCGCGTCACCGTCTTGCGCCGCTCGATCACGGCGTCGGCGGTATGGGCGACGGACATCAGCCGGCTCACGCCCGGTCCTCCGGCTCGATGAACGTCAGCCGGACGTGGCGGTACACGTCCGCCTCCTCGGGCGTCGGGACGGCCTCGCACGGCGCGATCCGGTCGGCGCAGGCGAGCGGGCCTCGGTGCAGCTCCATGCCGCCCCCGACGTGCCAGCCGCGCCCGCGGATCTGCGTCACGAAGCGGTGCGAGTAATCCGCCGACCCGGTCCGAATCAGGAGCGCCAGGCCGTAGGTTTCCGGTCGTGCCGAGAACAGATCGAGCTGGATGCCCGACGCGACGTGGAGCCACTTCGAGTACCGGGCCCCGCGCTTGGGGTCCATCGGGTGCGCCGCGAGGGTGCCGTCCATGAGGAGGGTGTCGAGGACGACCTGGAGCTCGTCGACCAGCAGCTCGCGGGTCTCGAACAGGCCCTCGCGCAGCGTCTCGGTGTGGACCCGCGGCACGGCCACGAGCTCGATGTCGCCGACGTCCGGGCGCAGCCTTCGGATGCTGCCGGCGATGGTGATCCGCGAGCAGCCGAGGCCGAGGACGGTGGCCAGCTGCTCGGCGGCCCTCGTCGCCTCGGCGAGGGGCACGCGCGTCCCGGCGCTCACGCCGGAACCTCGATCCCCAGCGGGATCGCGCGGTTGCGATCGAGCGCCTGGAGCAGGTAGTCCGCGTTCAGGTCGATGAGGACGGCGCGACGCGAGAGCGACTGCGCGACCATGCCCGTCGTGCCCGAGCCCGCGAACGGGTCAAGCACGACACCCCCCCCCGGACACCCGGCGAGGATCATCGGCTCGATCAGCTTCGGCGGGAACGTCGCGAAGTGGGCCTCGGGATACGGCGCGGTCGCCACCGTCCAGACGGATCGCTTGTTGCGCCCGTTGCCGAACGGGTCATCGTGGGGAGCGCCATCAGCCCGCGCGGCGAGCGTCCGGTCTCGCATGCGCCGCTGGCCGTCGGCACCGCCGTCGGCGTAGGTGGCCTCGGTCCGACCTTCCCGGTGGATCGAGCCGTGCCCGCCCGCTCCCTTCGAGATGTCCCAACCGCCCGGCACCTTGACGCGCGCCGGTGGCCAGGGGACCGACGAGCCCATGTGGGTGTTTAAACGCGATCGCTCGCCCTCTGTCGCGATCTTTCGCTCGACGTTCCCAGAGGGTTTGTCGCCCGCGCGCTCGCGGATCGCCGCGCTGTCGAACCAGTACCGGGCCGATCGGGTGAGGAGGTAGACCATCTCGTGCGCCGGAGTGGTCCGGTCCCGCACCGAGGACGGCATCGGGTTCGGCTTGGCCCACACGATCTCGTCGCGCAGCCACCAGCCGTCCGCCTGGAGGGCCAGCGCGACACGCGCCGGGATCATCACGCGGTCCTTCGGTTTGAGCGTGCCCGTGCGATAGATGCCCGTGCGGTTGCGAACGGGTGCCCCCGAGCGGTGGCCCGTGTCGTTCTTCTCGCCCGTGGGGCCGAGGAACGTTCCATCGCGCCTGTCGCCGGGATCGTGGGACGCGTACGAGTCGCCGAGGTTCAGCCAGCACGTCCCGTCGCGCCGCAGCACGCGGCGGACCTCGCGGAACCCCTCGACGAGATGCGCGACGAACTCGTCCGGTGTCGGCTCCAGCCCCAGCGAGCCGCACCACGCGCCACACGCGCAGTACGCGCCCTGCACCACGTCCGTTCGCCGCCACGCGACACGCTTCTCGGGCGGCTGCTCCTCATCGCGTCCATTCCGCGTGTGCTGCCAGCGCCGCTTGTCGGTGTGGTTCGTGGCGTTGTCGATGACCGGCTCGCCCCATTCGTGGGCGTGGCTCGGGTCGCCACCCCACGGGATCGGCGGGATGCCGTAGTCGCGCAGCCCCCAATACGGCGGCGAGGTCACCACGCAGTTGACCGACTCGTCGGGCATCTCGCGGAGCACGTCGAGCCAGTCGCCGTGGTGCACGGTGAGCCAGTCGTCGGCGAACACGATGCTCACTCGCGCACCGCCAGCACGTTCCGCACCGCCAGCACGACGATCCAGTCGGCCTGCTCGCGGCCCCGCGAGGCGTCAGGCACGACCGGGCGGATGCTGGCGACCGTCTGGATGCGATATCCGAGTTCGCGCGCGGTCTGCTTCGCCCGTCCGGCAGCGTCGGTCGACCCGATGGCGCGCACGCGGAACTCGACCGTGCGGCTGCTCATGCGAACACCGCTGGCTCATCCGCGGCCGCCCGGTCAGCGACGTCGGCGATCCGGTCGAGCGTGTGCGCCGTGGCGCGCAGATCGCGCGCGGCCGCCCAGCGCGCCGTGTAGACGCCGTCCACCCGCGCCGCGACCTCGCGCACTTCGGCGGCGATGCGGCGGAGCTCGACGGCGGTCTCGTGGAGCGTCATCGCGGCACCCACGGCGCGACCTGGACGGGCGTGCCGTCCTCGATCTCGAAGGAGGCACGCCGGTCGCCCACGTGGACCTCGTACTGCGGCCGACCGGCACGCTCGACTGCCCGGTAGATCGTTTGGCGGCTCACGCCGTAGGCCGCCGCCAGGTCGGCGGCCCGCGCACCTGCGGCGTGGGCGCCCCTGACAGCGATCTCCTGCTCGGGCGTGAGGGCTCGGAAGCGGTAGCCCGACGCGACGGTCATGACGCGACCGCCTTGACGCTCTCGACGAGCGCCCGCCACTCGCGCTCGAAGGCCTCGTGGCCGCGCGAGTCGTGGACGGTGGCGATCGCGTGCGCCTGGCCCTTGGACGGCTTCGAGCCGTCGTCGCCCGGCCAGAGGGCGAGGAAGCCCGGCGAGGCGAAGCCGCCGAACCCGGCGAACGCATCCCGGAGGGGCGCGAGCTCGTCGGGCGAGGCGAGGGCATCGCCGTCATCGGTCGCGGCCGCGCTGTCGCGCAGCTGGGTCACGAAGTCGGGCTTCGGCGCCGCCATCCAGAGCGGCTCCTCGGGGGCCTCGGGGGCCGCGGAGGCCGGGGTCGCCGGGGACTCGATGAACGAGCCCTCGACGACGTCGCCTTCCGTGGACGCCGGCGGCTCGACCGGCTTCGGCGCGAGGCGCGCGGCGAGCCGCGATGCCTTCGTCGGGCCCGCGGTCGCCGTGGCCTGATCCTCGACGCCCTCGCCGCCATCGTCGAGCTCGTCCTCGCGCACGAGGATGCTGCGGACCTCGGGTCGGACCGGGAGGTTCTTGGCGATGCGCTTGATGACCGTCTTCTTGGCCATCTCGTCCCAGTCCGTCGCCCAGGGCGAGAACGCCGAGCCGCGGCCGCGGCCCTGGATCTTCGCGATCTCGGCCCGGTCCATGACGTCCGGGATCCGCTCGCCGTTCTTGAGCCGGGCCACGGCGTACACGTGCGTCGTCGCCTTCGCCGATCGATCGGGCGACAGGCTCGGGACGTGCTGCACGAAGGCGTCCGTGCCGAGCTGGTACGCGAACTCGTCGCCCTCCTTGGCGACGCGCGCCTCAAGCGAGACGACCTCGCTCGGCTGCTTCGTGACCAAGCGGATGACGCCCCGGTAGTCGGGGATCAGCTGCGCCTGCTTCTCGTAGCGGTCGGGGTTCTTGCTGACCTTGACGTTGTACGGCACGAGGTGCGCGCCACCGGACGCGCCGGTCGGCTCGAGGCCCATTGCGGCCGCCTCGAACACTGAGCGAACCACCGACTCGGGCGTGCACTCGAGGAGCTCGGGGTTCTTCATCAGCGCCTGGATGACGACCCGGCGGAAGCGCGAGACGGCCGCCGCGTCCGGCAGCAGGTCGACGAGGGCCTGGCTGTTGGCGTCGATCGCCATCACCGCGGCGCTCTTCTCGACGCGGTCGACGACCGTCAGGGCGGTCGATGGTGCGGTTGCGGTGGCCATGGTCACTCCTCGTCCTCTTCCCACTTCGGGGGGCCAAAGCGCGGCGCGCTTGGCTTCGTGGTCGTGTGCAGCGCGGTCGTCGCGAACTCGTTCGCCGCGTCGAAGTCGTGGCGGATCCGCGAGGCGTAGAGCTCAAGGGACGGCCAGTCGGGCTTCTCTTCGATCAGCGTGGCGACGGACTCGAGCTCGGTGCGGTACGCCGCGGCAACGAGCTTCCAATCCGTCGTCTCGCGATCCTTGGTGGTCCGCCAGGGGATCTCGCCGACGCCCGCTGCGGTGATCCGCTCGGCGCCGGCGGCGAGCATCGCGGCCTTGATCCGGGCTTCAAGCTCGTCGCGTTCGATCTCGCTAGCGGCAAGCTCGGCGCGAACCTTGCGGAGGATCCGCATCATCTGAGCGGCGTCAGCGTCGGCCTCGATCGTCACGAGATCCGCGCCGCGCGGGTACATCGCGGCAAGCGCCCGGCGCGTGGCCTCGGTGCCGTCGACCGGCGGCTCGGTGCGGGACAAGACGTGGTCCCAGAAGGCGGCTTCGCGCTCGATGATCGCGGCCTCGGCCTCGGGAGTGCGGGTGATCGGGTAGATCAGGACGGACTGCGCGCCGGGCTTGAGCAGCGCGACGTCGCCCTCGGGCTCGTCGAGGACCGCCAGTTGGTGGAGGACCTGGACGAGGACGTCGTCGGGAACCTCGTCGGTGCCGGGCTCGCCGTAGCCCGTCGCGCGCGCCGAGAACTTGAGCTCGACCGGCTTCCGGCCGGCACGCCTGTCGATGCTCGCGAGCATGAATGCGTACTCGGCGTGCTGGCGCAGGTTGTTCGCGCGCCGGACCTTGACGCCGGTCGCCTCGGTGTAAAGGCGGGCGATGAGGGGCTCGAGCTCCGACCCGATCTGCATCGAGATGTTCGCGGGCGCCGGCGGGACCAGCCCGAGCTTCTCGGCCCACAGGCCCATCGGACTCTGCCACTCGGACACGCCGATGGCGGCCGCGGCCTGGCTGGCGCCGATGCCGTTCTCGCGCGCCGCCAGCCACTCGGGCGTCCTCTGGCGGACGGGCAGGACGACGGTCATCAGACGGCCACCGGCTCGGCGGGCTTGTCGAGGTCGAGCTCGATGCTCGCGATCTGGACGACGTCGCAGCCGTCCAGGACCACGATCGGCCAGTGGCCGGCCTCCCAGCCTCGCAGCTGGGCGATCAGGTCGGCCTTCGCCGAATCGGAGAGGCGCTCGGGGCTGACCAGGATGGCGCGGCCGTCGGGTCGCACGACGAGGGTGAACCGGGTCGGCTTGAGCCCGGCGGCGGGGACGGCTGCGCTGATGGCCATGTGCTCCTCCTCTCGTTCGCGATGTAGATGCCGGCCCGGGAACCTCCCCGCTCCCGGGCCGGCTGGTCAGGTCGCTGGTGCGGGCAGCACCAGCTGGACGGCCACCCCGTCGGGACGGGCTGGATACGCCGTCGTAGGAATCCCCGACATGGCCGCGCCGCCGATGTGCGACGGCGTGGGCTGCGACGGATCTCGCGGCATCGCAGCCGCCGGGGAAGAGCGCGAGGCGCCGACGGAGCTAGGTGCCGACGCCTCGAACGGGCGCAGAGGGCCGGCGTCTAGCTCACCGGGCCCGGCGGTCGAAGCCGTCGGGGATTCCTCTGCACCCGATCGGGGAGCCGGAGCCACCCCGTCGCGCTGGTAGGTCGCGTTGTGCTCGTCGTTGCAGGCCTTGCAGTAGCCCTTGCCCGACGGCTTCACGCGGTAGTTCGCAGCCTTTTCGTGCCGGCCAGTGCGGCAACGGCCCGTCAGTCCACCGGCCAGCCCACGCTGCACGTTCACCGCCTGGGTGACAGCCTCGAGGTGGTCGGGATTCACACAGCCGGTGTTGCGACACAGATGGTCGATGACGAGGCCGTCCGGGATCGGCCCGCGAGCCTGCTCGTAAGCGAGTCTGTGAGCCAGCCGGATGCCCAGCCGACCGTAGCCGCGGCCCGGCTGTCGGGCGCCGGTCCACTCGACGCAGGGGCCGACCACCGCAGGCGCCCCGGAAACTGTTACATCGCCGTGTGCGCCGCTGTCATCCACTCCGCCTGCTTTCGCGGCAGCGCGGCGGCGCGCGGCACGGACCCGGCACGCGCCGTCGTGTGTCGTCCGGTTGGGCCGCGCGCCCTCGGGCAGCGGCTCGTCGCAGCCTTCGCAGAGACGAAGTGAGGCGCCGCCAGGGGTTCGCTCACCGCTCGCGTCAGCTCGCGGATCTGAGCCGACCCCTGTTCGGCCGGCTGACGTCAACGACTGCGGCGCCTCGGGGAGCGCGCGATCCGGCTCTTGGCCACCTGTCACAGCAGCTGGGAGGGGGTTGCGCGCTCCCCGAGAGGTCGGAGCCCGACCCTCGAGGATGTCCATGAGGCGGTAGGTGTCGCGCTGGCTGCCGAGCATCGCGGCCGGGCGCGACCGGCGAATGCCGTCGAAGAAGGCGACGCCGTAGCGCGTCCGCGGCAGACGCTTCGTGCCGTCCGCGTCGGTGACAATGCCAGAGGGCGTGCCGTTCGTCAGCCGTCCGCAGGGCTCGACCTCGACCACGGCGACCAGCGTCTCGCCGGCGGGCCAGACGACGTCGCGGGCGATCCGCTCGAGCTCGACTGTCGTCATCGGGTCGGCGCCGGGCAGACGTTCGGCATGCGCCGGTGGGGTTGGAGCTGCGCGGAGCACGCGCACATCACGACCATGCCGCGCCGTACACGGCGAACAGGTAGAACGAGCCGAGCAGGAGCGCCGCCCCGACCACCGTCTCGACGACCAGGCGGGCGATCGCGATCCGACGTCCGGGCGAGCCGGCGCGCGGGATGCGCGGATCGATCTCGTCGAGGCGGATCATGCCGCGTGGCTCGCGATTGCCCCGGTCTCGTCGCGAGCGCGGAAGGTGCGCCGCCTCGTGTACGTGCCGTTCTCCTGGCGATCGAGGCGCAGCGCCCAGAGCTCGTTCAGGTCGACGTCGCAAACCTCGGCGTCGAGCGCACGCTTGCGCTCGCACCCCTCGACGGTGCAGGTGGTGGCGGCCTCGACGCGGGCGAGCAGGGTCACAGCGCCGCCTCGGCAGTCTCGACTCGCATCGCGACTTCGCGGAATGTCGCAAGGGCCGTTCGGTATTCGGTGGCGATCTCGTCATCGACGACGGCGAGCTCCTCGTACCGCGCGACGGTGGCGCGGTGTCGGTTCATTCGTGCGGCGAGAGCGTTGAGTCTGACCCGCGCGGCGACCCGCTCCAGGCGAAGGTCGAGTCCGGAAGTAGCCATGCGCGGACATTGCCCGAAGTCGCGACAAAAGTCAAGAGGTCGCGCGATATTGCGTGGAAAGTCGCACGCTGGTGAGGTTAGTAGGGGTACAAAAGTCGCGACATTCGGCGTAGGCTCTCAGGCGCATGAGAACACCGGACCAGCGCGGTCGCTACGGTCGATGGCTCGTCGCGGCGCGCGAAGCGCGCGGCTGGGACACGGCCCAGAAGGCGCTCGACGCCTTGGCCGCCGCCGGCATCCGCATCGGAAAGAGCACCTACGCGGAGTACGAGTCCGGGTCGAAGGTGCCGAGCCGGAACCATCTGCCGCTGCTAGAGGGCTTCTGGGGTCGAGCGCCCGATGGCGCCGCGGACGAGCCGACCATGGCTGCTGCTCTCAGCGCCCTTGCCGATGAGCTCCGGTTGAGCCGCGAGGCGCGGGATGCGGAGGAGGCTCGACTTCGGAGCGTCGAGATGGGCCTAGCAGTCCTAGCGCAACGACTCGGCGTAGAGCTTCCAGAGCGATCCGCTCCTCGCGTGACAACGGGATGACCGGTTCGTTCATCGCGGCGACCTCTCTGCGGCGTGTTCCGCCCGTGCGCCGGCGCGGGTTCCCGGTCCCGTCGAGCGCCAGATACTGCGTGGTCGTCGTGACGGCTGTCCGTCGCATGCCTGTGGACGGTCGCCCGGGTTATCCACGAAGTTCCTGACGATGGTCACGGCGGGGGAGCGGGCGCAATCCGGTAAATCCCTCGACTGGCGCCGCGCCTGGAGGCTCCTCAACTACGCGGCGGTGCCGCTGATCCTGGTGTGGGTCGCCGGGCACCTCGTCCCGCAGGCGCCATTCGTCGACGACATGGCGTATTGGGGGACGCGAGACGGGGTGCTCTACGAACTGACCTGGAACACGCGGGCCGATTCGTTCATCTACTCGCCGGCCTTCGCGCAGGTCATCGCGCCGTTCGTGCGGTTGGACTACCTGACGTTCCACGTCGGGCTCGAGGTCGTCCAGATCGCCGCGGTCCTGTGGCTCTTGGGTCCGGCCCTCACCCTCGGCTTCCTGCTGGTCCCGTTCCTCGGCGGCTCGTACATCTGGAACGGCAACATCACGCCGCTGCTCTGTGTCGCCCTTGTGCTTCGATGGTGGCCCGCGATCGTGCTCACGAAGATCCTGCCCGGCGTCACCTTGGGCTGGTACGTCGGCGCGCGGGACTGGCGCGGCCTCGCGCTGTCCCTGTGGGTCATCGTCGGGATCGTCGCGGTGTCGTTCGTCCTCTGGCCCGGAGCGTGGTTCGATTGGGCCGACGCCCTGACGAGGGCGCAGAGCTCCGCGCTCAAAGGCTGGGCCGTGCCGATCTGGCTCCGGCTTCCCGCGGCCCTCGCGCTGTCCGTCTACGCCGGGCACTCCGGCAGGCGTTGGCTCCTGGCGCCCGCGGCCATGCTGTCGCTCGCGGACATCGCCCCGGCTGCGCTGGTGTGGCTGATTGCGGTGCCGCGACTGCTACCAAGCGCCGCCGTGGCTGGAGTTGTAAGCCATGAGAGCGACGCCGGGGATGGCCGCCGACTTCGCCCAGCTCGTCTCGATGTCGAGGGTCGTGCCTAGCGCGGCAATGGCGAGTACGGCATTCGCCGCGATGCCCAGGATGGTGGCGAGCGTACCGATGCCGAAGACCTGCGTCGCGCTCGTGTTGCGAATGACCAGCCAGTACGCACCGGGCGGGAGGAGCAGCGTTCCCGCGCCCGACACGTCGGCAGATGACCGGCCTGCCGCTGCGCCCGCGGGGGTGAACGAGAACGTGGCGTCAGAGCCGGTCACGAAGTTGACCGTGGCGCTGTTATCGAGGCGCGAGACGTACAGCCGCGCCTCGGCGGTCCGTGCGTTCGCTGCGGTGTCGGTGCTCCACATCCGGTATGCCTTGAGGAACATCGGGGCCGCCAGCACGATCGGGATCAACATTGCCTCGCCGTTGCCAGCCACCACAGCCGCAAGGTTCTTGGCGGTCGCCGTCGCGCCGGTCGCGTCATAGCCTATGGGGTACGCGACCTGCTGGAACCCAACCGGCGTGACGGGCTTCGCGCGGACGCTGTCGAAGGCCAGCAGGTTTCGCAGCGTGCCGTCCCAGCCGGTCCGCCCTTCGGTGGTGGCGGGGGTTGCGACAGGCACGTTGAGATTGACCGGCGTCAGGGTCGCGCCGCCGCCCGTCGCACCCGTGCCCGTCGCGGCGTGGGTGTGGTCGGCGATGACGCCCGTGACCCCGACGTGGGTGAGGGTTGCGTGGTCTGCCATTTAGTAGGCCCTCCAGGTCATTACGATGTCGTCGCCGGTCCACACGAGCTCGGGGCCGCCGCCGGGGTTGGTCGTCACGGGTTCCCAGCGGCGGTTGTCATTGACCCAGACGGACCCGCTGAATCGCAGCGTGTCATCGACGGCTGAGCCGGTCAGTATCACGTCGGTCAGGTCATCGAGGTTCGTCACGGACCCGACGACCGAGGTGTCCGTGAACACCTGCGAGTAGATGTCCGCGTCGACCGGATCGCCCTCGGCGGATTCCACGGCGTAGATCACCAGCGCGTGGTTGTCGTCGAGCTGGAGGATCGTGGCGTATGCGCTCTCGGCCAGGAGCGCCGAGAGAATCGTCTCCGATCCCCAGCCGGTGTCGGTCACGCCCGATGGGGTCTGCCTCCAGGCCGTATCGAGCGAGCCCCCGGCGCTCCGGTAGACCGTGAGCCCGATGCCCGAGTTCAGCAGCCGCCATACCGGATAACCGGTCGCCGCGTAGAGCTGGACGGGCGTGCTCCAGGTAGCGCCGGAATCGGTCGACACCGCGCCGTAGTGGAAGGTGTTGGCCGCGTTGCGGAGGTGGATGTACAGCGTGCCGTCCGTGACTTCCTCGAAGTCCGCCTCGTTGTAGCCCGAGGCGACCACAGTGGTCATCGTCGGGGCGGACCAGTCGGTGATGTCAGACGACGAGAGCACGACGACCGTCACCACGCCGCCCGAGACGTACTGGCCCGCCATCATGTAGGTGCCGTTGGCGAGCTGGTGAACCCGCCCGTTCGCGGCGTCCTGCGTGTGGCCCGAGAATGACCCGCCGACGTTGTAGCGGGTCCACGTCGATCCGGAGGTCATCGAGGCCGAAGGGTCGTCGCAGATCATCAGGTGCGGGCTGATGTTGTTCGTGCCGTCGTACTCGTTGCACCAGTAGATGGCCCGGTAATCCCCGGCGCCGTCGATGTCGAGCACCGACAGCGAATCGCCCTGCCCCCGGAGGTCGTTCGCCACGTCCTCGATGTCGAACTCGGAGCCCATGGTGTACGTCCACGGCACGGTGTCGGTGACGGTGGCGATCTTGGCGACGATCTTCCCGCCGGTCAGGTGCGTCGCCCCGTGGCGGTAGGCAATCAGGAACTTGTCGCCGACGCGGTGCTCCGTGGCCGTCGGATCAGTGAGCCACGCCACTCCGGGGAACGCCCGGTGGTCGGCGCCCGATGAGATCGTGAATGCCGTGCCGTCTGCGGAGACCTCGCCGACGACCGTGACGAAGCCGTCGATCACCAGGAGCGCCGTGCCGTCGTCGTTGTCGATGAGGGTGGCGCCGACGACGGTCAGGTCCACGACGGGATGCGCCGTGATCGATTTGTCGCGGAACGTGATGCCGCGCGGCCCAGCGCGCCCGCGGTCGGCGCGACCGCGCTCGACGGCCGCACCGCGCTGGGGCGACGGGTTCTTCGCCCTCATGCCCACACGCCTTGCGAGAAGCCCCACTTGCCGCCGCAGGCCCCGCCGGTATCGCGGATCTTCACCCAGCGGATGCAGTCACCGGCTGACGTGTCGTCGATGACGACTTCGACCGAATCGCCCGAGGCGATGGTCGCTACCAGCTCGCTGGGACTGGCAAAGCCGGCCGGCCCCATGTTCACCCAGAGCGGCTTCACCAGGCCCCCGTACCGCTCGGTCTGGATCGTCCACGTGCCGTTGCCGACGGTCATCAGGATGAGGATGTTCTGCACGCAGGTGCCCGCGTAGTCGATGGTCCCCGCCCCGCCCGGCCCGAACACGCCGAAGTTCCACTCGCCGATGTAGCCGATGTCGTCGGGCGTGGTCGGATCGCCCAGCCCTCCCCGGAAGTAGTAGATGACGCCATCGGACGGGTTGGCAGGCGAGGAGCCGGTCGGGCTGCCGAGGGGGTAGTAGGTGCCGGCCGGGGTGTCGGTCCAAGTGTCCGAGCAGTTCACCGCCGCGGGTGGCGCTTCCTGCGGCAGCAGGTGCAGCGCCACGTTGTAGTCGAAGTCGGTCTTGAGCGGCTGGCTCACGCGGCGCCGAGCGATCCGGGCCCAGCGGCCGTTGCCCGACGCCCAGCCTTCGGGCGCTAGGTGGATCATCTTGGTCTGGATCCGGAACCCGGGCATCGCGAGGTTGACCTGGGCCTCGCGCATCCGGAGCGTCACGTCGATCGCCTGCTCCTCGGCGTCCGATTCGTCGAGGAACGTCTCTGCCGCGATGGTCGCGGCCTCGGCCGTCTTGATGCCCGAATCCTCGGTGGTGCCGTCCCGGTCAACGAACGCGGCCGCGGTCGCGGCGCGCTCGACGTAGACGTGGCCCGTGCCGTACGCGCCGTACGCGCCGGCGTACACGTCGTCGGGGTCCTCGGCGAAGTCGGTCGCGTCCCCGAGCGGCGCGAACACGGTGACGTGGTCGATCGCGTCCGTCGGGTCGTTGGAGATCCGGATCGTGGCCGAATCGGTCAGGGCGAGGTAGGTGTCGTCGCTGTCCTGGTTCTCGTCGCGGAAGACGAGCTCGTAGGCGTCTTCGCCCTCGTTGTAGCGGACGTACTCGTTGAACTTCGCAGAGCGTGCCAGCGCCGCAAGGACGTCGCCCGGGAACCTGCTGCGGCAGTCGTCTTTGTCGAGGGCGACGGTCGACGGCTGGACACGCCCGAAGTCGGCGACGAGGCCCGACAGGAACGTCGCGAGCAGCCAGGCGACGCGGACGGTGATCGTCTCGGCCGGGCGGTTGCCGCCGGCGGCGCCGTCGCCCTCGATGATCTTGCGCTTGAGGAGCGAGTTGAGGTCCCGGGTGGTGAGCTCGATCTCGCGCCCGGCGCCGAACGGCGCGTTCCGGGTCTTGATGCTCTTGGGCCCGACGAACTGCGTCGCGACGCGCGTCGGCGTCGACGCCGACTGGGCGACGACGATCGTCTTGTGCCCGACGACGCTGATCGTGCCCGCGGTGTCGCGGACCATGAGCTTGCCCTCGGCGACCTCGCCGAGGTAGGCGGATTCGGCGAGCTCGATCGATTCGCGCGGGACCGCCCCGGTCCGGCTGACACCGTCGATCGTGATCGTCTGGGCCATCTTCTACCAGAGGTCCTCGGCCGCGACCGGGCCGCCGGTCCGGACGTTCGTGCCGGTCTGGTACATGGCCCGAGCCCGGCGGCGGGCGGCGTCGACGTTGACCGTGATCGGGACCGTGACGGACAGATCGAGGCTCCGGAGGGCTGCGACGATCGAGGCGTCACCCGTTCGGATCGCCGCGATCTGGTTGACCTTCGCGTCCCGGACCGCGGCGGTGGTCTCGCGCGCCTTGGTGACGAGCTCCAACCGGTTCGCCTCGAGGGCGTCCATCGAGGCCGCCTGGTCCGCGAGGATGGCCTCCTGCCGCTCCGAGAGCGCGACGCGCGTGGCCACGCTGGGGGCGGCGTTGCCGCCGAGCAGGCCATTGCCGCCGAAAAGCTCCGGCAGAATCGTCGGCGTGTTCTTCGGCCCGAAGGGCCACTCGACATCCTCGAGCGAGATCGTCGGCAGACCGAGCGCGTCGTGGATGTCGGTACCCGTCTTGGTGATTGCCGGTTCGAGTTGCGACGCCAACTCGGCAAGCAGGCCGACCCCAATCACCTTGGAGAGCATCCCCAGCGCGCCGCCACCCTTGCCGCCCGCCGCCACTGCCGCGCCGCCGGCCCCGCCCAGGCCCCCACCGATCGGCACGACGTACATCGGGTTGCCTGGCGCTCCGCGCATCACGAACTGGCCGAGGACGCCCTTGAGCGCCGCGCCGGCGAGGTCGCCCACCGCCCCCCCGGTCACCTTGTTCGCCGCGTAGCCGCCGATGAGCAGGCCCTGCAGCTCGGGCGGCATGGCGAGGAACGTCGAGACGATCGTCTTGACCGCGTCGGCGCCCATGCCGAGTGCCCGGGCGATCGCGTCCCAGTCCAGGCTCTTCGCATAGGTGACCGCGTCGCGGATCCCGGCGGCAAGGTCGCGCGCGAACTGGGCGATCTCGGGCTGGTGGCTCTTGAGCCAGTCCGTGCCCTCCGCGGCGAGCTCGCCGAACACCGGCAGGAGCTCGGCGCCGATCGTGATCGCCGCGTCCTGGACGTTGGCCTTCAGCTTCGCCATCTCGAAGTTGAGGCCCTTCTGGCGCTCGGACATCTGCTCGGCGGCGGTGCCCGCCGACGTGCCCATCGATGCGAGGTCGGCGTTGTACGCGTCGAAGTTCGGCCCGGTCGTCTGGAGCGCGAAGTTGACGCCCTCGACCCGCCCCAGGAGCTTGATCAGCGGCACGCCCGCCTTGTCTGCGTCCTCGCGCAGCAGCTGGAGCGCGTACACGAGGCCCTTCTGGCCGGCGATCGCGAAGTAGTTCCGTCCGGTCTGCTTCTGGAGCTTGGCGAGCGGCGAGGTGACCTTCATCAGACCGACGATCGCCGAGCGCATCTGGGTCGCGGCCTCGGCGCCCGGCACGCCCGCGGCCGTGAGGCGCGCGTACGCCGCGGCGACCTCGGTGATCTCGACGTTCGATGACGCAGCGATCGGACCGACGATCGCGAACGAGGCCGCGATCTCGTCGGCGGTGACCTTGCCGCGCTCGACCGCCTTTGCGAAGAAGTCGGCGTACTGGCCGGCCTTGGACGCATCGCCGCCGTACGTGTTGATGGCGGTGGTCAGCAGGTCGACCGTCTCGGCGGTCGTGGCGAGGCCGCCGATCGCGAGGCGGTTCGCCGAGGTCAGGACGTTCTGCGCGTCGGCCGCCTTGATGCCCGCCGACAGCAGGTCGTAGTAGCCCTGCGTGAGCTCCTCGAGCGGCGTGCCCGTGTCGCGCGCGATCGAGCGGATCGAATCACCGATCGCGTTGAGGCCCTCGGGCGTCTCCCGGGCGATCGTGTTGATCGTGTTGAGCTGGGCCTCGAAGTCGCCGGCGACGTTGACCG